AGTACAGAAAGACAAGTTCTCCGTAACAGTTGGGGACGAGAGTGTCCTCGTCAAAGGAGATGTAACGGTGACTGTGGAGGGTAATGCAAATATACTTGTAAAAGGTACATATACACTAGAATCGGAGGGTAATATGACACTCAAAGCACCTAGAATAGATTTGAATCCATAATGACTGAAGTACATAGAAACGGAGACTCAAGGTCATGTGGTGCATCTACTGTTTCAGGACAAGGTAAGAATGTCTTTGCAAATGGTAAATTGATTTCAATTAATGGCGACCCAAATAGCCATGGTGGTGGGTCTTTGTCGGCATCGGTAAATCAGGTATTCATTGGGGGTACGATGATTGTAGATAAAGGTGATTCAGCATCAGCAGATAGTTTGTGTCCATCAGGACCATCTCATTGTTCACCTAATGCTACAGGTGGTTCACCCAATGTTATTGTTGGTAATTAGGTATAAATAGAAGATGGCAACAGTTAGAACAAACATAGCAAGAACATTTAGTGATTTAGACTTAAATTTTACTAAACACCCAGTTCGTAAAGATGTGAATACACTTACGGCTGAAAGAGCGGTAATCGGTTCAGTAAAAAATCTAATTCTCACAAATCACTATGAAAGACCATTTCAGCCAGACTTAGGCTCTAATTTGCGTAGAATGTTGTTTGAAAACATGGATTCTATACAAGCGGCTTCACTTGAAAGAGAAATATCAGAAGTCATTACTAACTTTGAACCTAGAGCAAAAATTCAAAATGTAACAGCCAACCCGAAATACGATGAAAACGGGTATGAAATTGAAATGACTTTTTTCATATTAAACTTAACAGCACCAGTAACAATAAACTTTTTCTTAGAACGGATTAGATAAATGGTAGATCGCCTAAGAGTAACAGAACTTGATTTTGATACAATCAAAACAAATTTAAGGTCTTTTTTACAACAGCAAGACGCTTTTTCTGACTATGATTTTGAGGGTTCAGGACTTTCAGTTTTACTAGACCTTTTAGCTTACAATACACACTATAATGCTTACTATTTAAATATGGTAGCAAATGAATCATTTATAGATACTGCCGTTTTAAGAGACTCGGTTGTCTCTTTAGCAAAAAGTTTAGGGTATGTTCCTTTTTCAATTAAAGCACCTACAGCTACAATAAACTTTACAGCAAATTCTGATTCATCATCTGTAAATACTCTAACAGTACCTAGAGGTTTTAGTTTTATATCAGATCAAATTGATAATAAAACTTACAATTTCGTAGTGTTACAAGATACTTTAGTTACGAAAGCAAATAGTCAATATGTTTTTAATAATTTAGAAATAGCTGAAGGGCAAATAGTTTCATACAATTTCACTCATAATCAATCAAATAATCCTAAACAAATTTTTACATTACCTGACTCTAATATTGATACAAACACAATTGACGTAACAGTAGTGCCTAATATTTCAAATACGTCTACTAAAATATTTTCAAAGGTGGATGAAATTCTTGATGTTGGTCCTACCTCAGAGGTATATTTTTTACAAGAGGGTAAGAATGGTGAATTTCAAATTTATTTTGGAAATGATAATGTAGGTAAAAAATTAAATGATGGTGCAACTGTATCTGTTTCTTATCTTGTTACAAATGGCACGGCTGCAAATAAAGCAAATAATTTTGTACCATCAGCCGTTCTTGTAGATTCTGCTAGTGAAACATTACAAGACTTATCTGTTAATCCAATATCGGCAGCTTCTGGTGGATCTGAAAGAGAAAGTGTTGATTCTATAAAGTTTTCAGCACCAAATCAATTTACAACTCAAAATAGATTAGTTACGAAAAAAGATTATGAAACATTTATAACGAAAGAAGTTCCAAGTATAGAGGCAATATCCATATGGGGTGGTGAGGATAATGTACCAATCATTTATGGAAAAGTTTTTGTTTCACTAAAAGCTAAAGCAAATTTTTTCATATCAGAAACAGAAAAACAAAGAATTATTGATACTATTCTAAAGCCAAAAGGTATAATTGGTGTAAATGTAGAAATAGTCGATCCCGACTTCACTTTTTTACTCGTATCAAATATTGTAAAATATGATACAAGAAAAACTACTGCAACACCAGAAGGTCTGAAAGAGTCGATAAGAGATTCTATAATTACGTTCAATAATAGCTTCTTAAATTCTTTTGATGTTACTTTTACTGAATCTAAATTTTCTGAAGCTATTGATGATACAGACACAAACGCAATTTTAGGTTCTCAGGTTGACGTAAGACTTCAAAAAAGAGTTACACCAGTAATAGGTACAAGTTCCTATGAAATTAAATTTAATGAAAAACTAGAAAGAGGCACAGGCCAAAGTAAACTCACATCAACAAAATTTAATAGTTTTGATAATACGGGTCAAACACAGGAGGTTCAATTTGAAGAGGTACCTCAATCATCTACTGGCATATCAAGAATTGAAATAGATGAACCCGGATTTGGATATAGTGTGGCTCCAACTGTAACAATTACAGGTGATGGCATAGGTGCTACAGCAGAAGCAATTGTGTCTGGTGGAGAGGTGGTTGAGGTTAATATTTTAAATCGAGGTGTAGACTACACCACGGCAACTGCCGTTTTATCGGGCGGTGATGGTATTGGTGCTGAACTTTCTGTAGCTGTTGATGAAAGAAACGGCACACTTAGAACTATTTTCTTTGACTCAAATGGTGCTAGACAAATTATTAATGACAATGCTGGTTCTATAGATTATGAAAATGGTATTTTAAATATTAATACAATTAGAATATTATCTGTGCCTACAAGTGCAGATTCAGCAGGTTTAATTAGGTTTACAATAGGTTCTGAAACTGGAGTATTAAAGTCTACAAGAAATAGTATTTTGGCTATAGACATTGAAGACCCAGCGTCCATAACAACAACCCTTGAGGCAGTAACTTCATAATATGTCCCACGAATTAGATTCTTCTAAACAAATAACTTCTCTTTTAATTGATAGACAAGTACCAGAGTTTGTTCGTGAAGAACACCCTCTTTTTATTTCGTTTATGGAGGCATATTATGAATTTTTGGAAACAGAGCAAGGGACACAAAATAATGATTTAGTAAAAGTATCTAAAGACATGAGAAGAAAGTCTGATGTTGATGATTCAATAGAGGCTTTTGAAAACAGTTTTATGAATACTTTTGCAAATCTTATACCAAAAGATGCAATTGTTGATAAATCTTTTTTAATCAAAAATATTTTACCATTATATTTAGCTAAAGGTAATGAAAAATCTTTTAAATTACTTTTTAGATTACTTTTTAGTGAAAATGCAGATGTTAGATTTCCTAAAGACGAAATTCTTAGAGCCTCGGATGGTGAATATACGATTGAACAGGTTGTTAGAATTAGAGATGCCGTTTCAACTTTTTATGTTGGCGATGGCACAACTAAAATATTTAAATTAGCTCAATCTGTTGAGGCAAATCAAACAGTTGTTAGAATTAACGGTGTTAGACAATACACAGGATTTATCGTTAGAAGAGAAAATAAAACAATAGAATTTACAACTGCACCATCTTTAAATGACGATATTCGTGTTGAGTATGCCAACTTTAACGAATCTGTTTTAACAAATAGAAAAATAAGAGGTGCTACATCAAATGCAACTGCTATAATTGAACAATCTGTACCAAGATTACTTGAGGCTCAAAGGTCAATAGAACTTTTTGTAAATAGAAAAACTCTTTTAGGTACGTTTAATCAAAGAGAACAAATATTAACTGATATAGTTGATGAAAACAATAACTTAATCAACGTATCATGTAATACAACATCTTCACTTGAGTCAATTAGAGTTATTGAAGGTGGTACAGGTTACAATATTGGTGATCCCGTTACTATCACTGCTGGTGGTTTTGAACAAGAGGGAGCTGCCGAAGTTTCAGTTGTAAGAAGCGGATTTACTGATAATGCAACCGTTCATTTTGGTGGTGCCGGTTTTAGAACTTCAGATTTGGTTGTTGGTACATCAGGTAATGCACAAACAACTTTTGCTGTTACAAGTGTAGGCACGGGTGTTCTAAATCAACAAAATACATTTACATTATCAACAACAAGAATAGATGAAATAGACGTTAATCAAGACCTTACAAGTTCCGATTATGGTTTTATTGCAAACGTAATTGCGGGTAGTGGCACAACTGGATTATCCGGTATAGTGCTTGATACAGTAAGTGGTAATAGTGGCCTTTTAGAGTATGAAGAGAGAATCGTATCTAACATCGCAAACTTACAACAATTTGCTAACTCAACAATAAGACCAGTTTTTCATTATGTAAGTGGTAACAGCTTTACTGGTGATTTACAGTTAGATGAAATATATGTTGGTGATGGTCTAACTGGTAATATTGCAAACTTTACTTTTGAACAAGTACAAGTCGGTTTAAATGAGGGTACTGGCACACTTGGCTGGCAAACAAGTACGGGTAATACCAATACTTATTCGGATGTTACATTTACAGATATGGCTAACACATCCACATTTACGCATGGTAGATGGAATATGTTGGTGGATCGTAATACACCTTCAAATAATACAGGTGTTGGATTTGATGGAACTGGTGAAGGTAACTCCATTGTTATCCCTCCTGGAGGCCCTCCGGTAGAAATTCAAGAGATTTATGTTTACGCTGAAACAAGTACCGTGGGTCACCCTAGTGCGAACTTTTGGTTCAGAGGACCTTTTATACAATTAGGGGCTAAACCATCATTTAGATATAAGGTCGCACGTTTTGGTGATACGATAGGCACACTAAGAGTTTATTTTGATGTAACAAGTAACGCACTCGGTGGCGGTGAAAATGTATCAACTAGAATTGTTGATTGTTTACAAGACGAAACATTAACAGATTTAGGTCCTATTGATGGTTTAGTTTTACTTACATCAAATGCAACAGGTAATGTAATATCATTTGACTCAGATGGTCCTGGTTTAGATTCTGGTGGTGGAGTAATTAGAATAAAACCATTTAGATCATTAGGTAGATTCAGAATCAACAATGGCGGCACAGGTTATCAGCCAGCAGATGAGATTATATTTACAAATACTGGTACAGGATTCGGTTCTGCAGCTGCTGTAAAATCAGTAGCAGCTAATGGTGCTATTACTGAAATAGAGTTTCAACCATCTAGGATTGCTGGTAATGGAAATGTAACATCAGTTTTAAATGAAGTTGTTGGGGTAGGCACATCATTTAACACAGAACTCACCGTTGGTGATGAGATTATAATCAACAATGAATCAAGATATGTAAATGTTGTAACAAATGCAACACACATCACTACAAATACAAATTTTGACAATGACACATCAGTTATTAGAAAAATTGGTGCATATAGAAGGCATATAATTGGCGGTCAAAACTACACAGAAAATGTATTCCCAACTTTAGGTGTTCATTCGTATAGTGGTGGAGGTTCAGGTGCGAACATTGAAATTTCAGCGGCTATAGCAGATCAAGAACAAATATCTGCAACATCAAATGGTGTAACAGGTGTAGTAGAACAAATTAGAATTACAGAGCCTGGTTTAGGTTATCAAGCTGTACCAACCATAGACCTCACAACAAAGGGTGATGGTTTAGCTACTGCCGAAGCACAAATACAAACTGCTCTAAGATCTTTTCCAGGCAGATGGACTTCTTCAAAGGGTATTATCTCTGCATCTGAAAGAAAACTACAAGGTTTAGACTATTATCAAGATTACATATATGTAACAAATGTACCAGTAGAATTTTCAAAATACAAATCCATATTAAAGGGTTTGGTGCATCCAGCTGGGTATAAGAACTACGCAGAGTTTGATGTAACTAAAGTTGTTGATGCTCAAATAGTAACCTCTCAAAATATATCTAATACTTTGGCCGGTACTGTAAATGTAACATCAAATTCTGTTTATGTAACTGGCTCAAATACCAGATTTGTTACCGTAACAAATACGTCTGGCAATTTAGTAAATACAGGAACTAAAGTTGTAGTAAATAATGAAATCAGAACAATAAACACGGTTATTTCAAATACAAATGTGGAAGTAACAGTTGCATTTACTTCAAATGCTACTTCACAATCCATTATAATTCTCGTATAAATAGGAAATTATGGCAACAAAATACACATCAAAACTACAGGCTCTTAAAAGTGCTGAACAATATATTGCTGGTCTCGATGGTGATGCACGAGATATACAGTATATTTTTATTGGCAAAACTGATGCTTATAATGATACTGATACGCCAAATGATATAGCAGAGTCTATTGATGTAAACAATAGGGCTTTTAGAGATATCATAGCCGCTAAAAGAATAAATGCGGGGGATGTTAATTTAGTAATTCCAAGGGTGAACTGGACTGCTAATATGATTTACAGGCAGTTTGACCCCCAGCAACTTTCTAGTGAATTGATTACAAGTAATACAAGTCAAAACTTAGAACCAATGTATGTGATGACGAGTGATAGAAATGTTTATAAATGTTTATCAAACAACGCTGGAGCTGTATCAATAACTGAACCCACAGGTGATTATACAACAACAAGTGGTGTTATATCAAATGATGTGGATACTGGAGATGGATATATTTGGAAATATATGTACAATGTTCGGGCAGCAAATAAATTTTTGAATACTTCATATATGCCAGTACCAACAAGAAACAATGATTCAACTGAAACAGACACGGTTTTTAATTTGAACAATGATGGTGTTGTTGAGGGTGAATTAACTACAATTGTTGTAGTAGATGGTGGTTCTAATTACAGAAACTTTACAAATGTAAGAGTTGAATCATTTGAAACTGGTAACACAACATTTACTGTAAATAGTGCGTTTTTATCAACAGGCATGAGTAATATTACTGTTGATGATATAGCATCCCAAAATATGAGTATAACGGGCACAGGCATTGCAGCTGATACAGTTATTTCTAGTATTGATGATATTAATAATAAAATAACCATAAGTAAACCAGCGTCTTCAAATGGCGGTGGGGTAGATGTAGCAAATAATTTAAGTATAACAACAAGGGTTTTTGTTGATGGTGATGGCTCAGGTGCTTTAGCAAATGCAACAGTATCTAATGGTGTTGTTACAAAAATATCAGTAGACACTATTGGCACTGGTTATGAAAAATGTAATGCTTTAGTTTTTGGCACAGGCACAGGGGTTGATTCAAGAGTTATTATAGCGCCAAAGTTTGGTCATGCTTTTAATTTAGCAAAAGATTTAGTTGCAAATAGTGTTATGGCAACTGCAAAGTTAGGTCTAATTGATTCAACTGAAAATGGTTTGATTGCAACTGGTGTAGAATTTAGACAAGTAGGGCTTTTTAGAAACCCATATAAATATGGGCAAAATACAGCTGTAACAAACTCTACAGCAAATGATTTAATTTCACAAGTTACAACATTACAATTATCATCTGGTGTAAATTACATTGATGGTGAAAAAGTTTTTCAAGGGTCGTCTTCTAATGTAAACTTTGCTCAAGCTGTTGTGCATAGAACGAAAACAGCAACTGAGATAGAGGTTACCGGTGTGGATGGTGCTTTTAGGTCTGGTGTTATTTTAGAAGGTACTGTATCTGGTGCATCAAGAATTATTACTAATATAACCACACCAGAATTTGAACCAGATGCAGCTGATATATTATATGTTGAAAATGTAGATCCAGTAACAAGAGTAGATGGACAAGCAGAAGATATAAGACTTGTTTTACAATTTTAAGGGTAAAGAATGGCACTTAATTTTAACACAACACCGTACTATGATGATTTTGATGAAGATAAGAATTTTCATAGAATACTGTTTAGACCAGGTAGAGCAGTACAAGCTCGTGAATTAACACAAACACAAACTGTATTACAAGACCAAATCACAAAGTTTGGTAATCATCTATTTAAAGATGGTTCAAGAGTTACTGGTGCTGAAGTTTTTGGTATTGGCGAAGGTAAAATAGACAAGTTAAGTATAAATTTACAGCCATCTATTAATCATATAAATTTAGCACCAATACTACCAGAGGGTGGCGTTCTTGAACAAGTCGGATCTGCGGTAAACGTATCGAGTTTCATTAATAGTTTTATAACGGTGCCAATCACAGGTGTAGGTAATGCTAATGCTACACAGAATATAAATTTTTCTAATACAGTTGCAAATAATATTTTCTTTGTTCATCACGCTGATGCAGCTGCAAACGGTGACCCAGATACACTATATGTTTCACACGTTAAAACTGCAAACATATATCTTTCTAATGGCGCTTTAAATTTAGTTAGCTCTAATGGTCCTGGGGGCACAACTTTAGCAAATGTAAATGTTGATGCAAATGCAACTATGAATGTGTATTCTTCTTTTGACTTGAATACTGAAAATTTAATTGCACAAGTAACAGCAAATACAAACCCATATGGTGATGCAAAATTATTAGGTGTTACTGAAGGTGTTTTTTATACCAATGGTCTCTTTGTAAAAAATCAACAACAAATTGTTGCTGCTGACAAATATAATAAAACTGCAAATGTTTCAATAGGTTTTGAAGTAACAGAAAGTATTGTAAAATCTTCTGATGATGCCAGTTTGCTCGACCCGGCATTAGAGTCATCAAACTACTTAGCTATAGGCGCTGATCGGTATAAAGTTAATTTAACATTATCAAGAAAACAGTTAGACGATGCAACAAAATCCATACCAGAATTAACTTCTACAAAATACATTGAACTTGTGAGGTACAAGAATGGTAAGTTAGTTATAGATAAATCTACCACAAAATATTCAGATTTAGGTAGAACCCTTGCAAGAAGAACTTACGATGAATCTGGTGATTATATTGTAAGAGGTATGGAGCCAAGAGTTGGAAACTTAGGTAATTCAGCAACAGGAATTCTTACAGTTGAAAAAGGAAAAGCCTATGTAAAAGGTTATGAAATTGAAAACATAACTGATGAAAATATAAATTTACCAAAGGCCAGAGAAACAGAAACAGCCAATACATATAGTTTAGAACAGTCGTATGGTAATTTTATTTACATTAAAAATGCAAATAACACACTATTTACAAGTGATGCTGTGTTTCCAAGAGTGTCTTTACATTCATCAAACTTGGCAAATGGCGGCCCAAATTCCACCACACAGTCTTTTGCTCAAAATACAAAAATTGGTGAAGCTCATGTAAGAAATATTGAGTTCTTTCAAAATGAGACTGGGCTTAAAGGTGATAATGTATATAAACTATCTTTGTTTGATATTAGAAATACAAGTAATGCACCACTTGAGTTGACGAGAACAATTGTTGGTATAGGTATAAACAACTCAGCTAATGCTAATGCAAATGTTGACTCAACGTCTATTCAATCTTTTACAACCGTAGCACAATTAGCAAACAATACAAATAATATGTTTGTGATAAACTCCTCTCAAATTAGAGTTGGTGACATGGTTGAAGGTTTTAATGTTTCAAATAATGGGCCAACAACATCAGGTAATACAAGAGGCACTAGAATAGCTCATGTTGTAGCAGTAAGGGGTGCAAATATTGAAATAAGTTGCACAGTATTTTCTGGATCAACTACTGATTTAGGAGGTGGATTTGTAACAAATGATGTTCAAAAAACATACACGTTTAGTCGTGCTGTATTTTCTGATGCAAATGAAGATAGAGCTGTTTTTCCAACGTCATACAAATATGTGGCAAACACAGGAGCTCAAACATATTCTTATCAGATAAGAAAACTTTTCCCATCTGTAAGTTTTGCATCTGGAGTTGGAACAATACAATCTGGGTCTTCCAGAAAAACTTTTATAACAGCAGGCACATCCACATTAAGAGCTAAAAATTATCAAGTAACTGTTGTTACATCTGGTACTGCAACCAATCCAGTGGGCCATCAGATAGAGAACTTAAATTCAGTTACAGTAACGGGTGGTGCTACACCTGAAGCAGAAATTGATACAGGTGATTCTGGTTTTAGTGGAACAGCAAATGTTATAGCTACATTGTCGGTTGAAAATGCTCAGAATGATAGAAGATCTTTAACTTCAAGAAGAAAATTTAAGACTTACGATGTAGGTACACATACACAGAGATCAGGCACTAAACCAGAGAAAATATCACTAGGTGATCCTTATGTTGTAAACGTAGAGGCGATTTACATTGCAAGTGGTACTGATGCAGCTAATTCAGATAATGTCAATGTAAGAGATGCTTTTACTTTTGATACCGGTCAAAGAGAAAGTTTCTTTGATTATGGTACAATAAGATTAAGAGCTAACAACACCACATCCAACGGATATCCTGATACTGCAAAAATAAATGTGGGTAAAATGAATGTTGTATTTAATCACATTCAAGCAAATGGTAGTGGATTTATAGATACTGCTTCGTATAACCCAGTTATAAAATATGAGTCAATACCGCAATTTACTAAAAAAGATGGCACAATTATCTCTTTAAGAGATTCCGTAGATTTTAGACCATTTAGAAGCACAGAAGTATCATCAAATGTATATTCAAATACTAATATGGTATTTTCTAAACTTGAGATGCCAGATTCAGAAGATCCAACGGCGCTTATGAAGTTAGATTACTTCTTACCAAGAAACGATAAGTTAGTCTTAGGATATGATGGCAACTTTAGAGTCATTCAAGGTGAATCAGCTCTAAATGATCCTCCTGTGCCAACGGATGATCCTGATGCCATGACAATTGCTAAATTAGGATTAGAGGCTTATACGTCAACTGCAAGTAATGTAAGTTTAGAGGTTGTTAAAAATAAAAGATATACAATGAAAGACATAAGCGGTATTGATGACCGTTTAACAAGAGTTGAATATTATACTTCTTTAAATTTACTGGAAACTGAATTAGCATCACAAACTTTCTTATCCAATAACAATACAGAACTTTTAAGTAATGGTTTTGTTGTTGATCCATTTAGAGGTCATAGCATTGGTGATGTTGCTGAGCCAGATTATAAATGTGCTGTTGATTATGAAAATGGTGTATTAAGACCTAGATTCAAGGCAAATGGTACCACAGTTTCACAATCAACATCTTTTGCAGACTTACAAAACACTGGTAATAGATTAACATTACCATTTACTAGAGCAGTATTTACATCACAAGCAGTTGCTTCAGGTACTATAAATGTAAATCCATTCAAAGTAATGGGGTTTGTTGGTCATGTTCAACTAGAAACAGATGTTGCATCTTATGCTGATTTTGGTGCAAGGCCTTTTGTTGGCATTAACACAGAGGGTAACTCTGATAATTACGAGTATGGTGAAAATTTTGAAGGTTCAAGATGGAGTGAGTGGAATTTAGTAACTTATGATAGAAGTGATGCAAAAGTATTTACCTATTATGATACAACAAATCAAAAAGTAAAAACAACGACTTCAGCTGAAGAAGCTGGATATTTTAGTCAAAAAACTGAAACTGATAAAGTGTTTCATTATGCCGAGGCTCAAAATATTGATTTTCAAATATTTGGATACAAACCAAATACAGTAGTTCATGCTTTCATAGATAGCAGAAACGTATCTTCATTTTTAAATAGATGGAACGGGTCTGGTTACGATGATTCACCAACCATAGTTTCTGATGATAACGGATATGTAAAAGGTAGACTTAAATTACCAAATGTTGCTGAAACAAACGAACAGTTTTTTGCTGGTGAACATCAGATTATATTCTGTGATGCTATTATAAATCCAACATTTCATACCACATTAGCATCAACTAGATATTTTTCTGGAAAAGTTAGAGTGCCAGAGGTTGCACCACCACCGGTAGAAACACCACCCCAGGTGCCATCACAACCTCCTGTTTATGATTGTGATTTCTATTGGGATCAAGTTAATCAAGAAGCTAATTGTATAACACTTACAGGTAAAAATAATGACTTAATTAATAGAGAAGGTGTTTCTTCTTCAGTTGTAAATTCATGGGGGCCAGTTATATACTCAATATATCAGAGTGTTTTAGGAAGAAAACCCGATAAGGGTGGCTATGCTTTTTACCTAAAACAAATTGATAACAATGATTTAGGTGATATAAGAGGAAAATCTGGTGACCCGGCTGCAAGAGGTATTATAGAACAAATATTTAGAAACAGCGAAGAGTTTAATAATAGACAAAAAGGTATTTTTGTAGATCCACTCGCACAAACATTTACGGTGCCGGAGGGTTCTAATCCAAAAGGTATATTTGTACCAAGTATTTCAGCCTTTTTTGCTACTAAAGATAGTTCACTACCTGTTTCATGTCAAATTAGAAGAACTGTAAATGGTTATCCTAGTGCTGATGAAATTGTACCTTTTGCTATAGCATTTAAAAATCCCGCTGACGTTAATTTACCATCAACACCAAATACACCTGTAGCAACAAGGTTTGACTTTCAGAAACCAGTATTTTTAGAACCTGGTGAATATTCTATTGTTTTACTCACTAACTCTTCTGAATACACCGTATTCATTGCTACAGTTGGTCAAACAAGACTTGACAATGGTCAAGTTGTCTCTGGTCAACCATACACCGGCTCTTTGTTTAAATCACAAAATGCTAGGACATGGGAGCCAGATCAATTATCAGACTTATCCTTTATAATACATAAGTGTGCATTTAACACTGCTGGTAATTTTATTACAGATGTGGATGCTAAAATAAACAATTTACCTCCACAGTATGTTGATTATATGAAAGTATCCGCACCATATGAAACATATACAAAAGATACTTCCATATCATTCAGTTTAGCAACAACAGCAAATGGTGATTCTGGCTTGAGTGCAGGTAAACCAATCTACCCTGGATCAGATGTTTATTTTGAAACAAGACAACAATTTGTAGCTGATAATGAAGCTAATTTAAGAATCACAATGGCAACAACTGACTCTGACATTTCACCAGCATTTGATTTGGATAGATGTAGATTTATTTTTGCTGAAAACTTGATTGAAAGTTCTTCAAACACAACTGTTACAGATAACCCAGAAACCTTAAGTGAAGGTGGTGGTGCATTATCTAAGTATATTATAAAGAAAGTAAAATTAGCAGATGATTTTGATGCCACTCACTTGAGAGTAATTCTTTCTAAAAACTTACCAGAGGGATCATCTGTTGAAGTTTATTATAGAGTTCAATCAGCTGTTGACTCAACAGAATTTGAGAATCTACCATATACATTAATGACTCAATATACAGCAATTGTAACATCACAAAATTATAATGAGTATTATGATTGCGAGTATCGAGCAGATGATATAGTGTATACAAACGCTGATGCAACATATGATAACTTTAGGTATTTTCAAATTAAAGTTGTTTTTCATACAACTAATACTGCGAAAGCACCAACAGTTAAAAACTTTAGGGCAATAGCATTATCGTGAGTATTTTAAAAGTAAAGGACCATAAAAATCTTGTAAGAGACACAAGATCAAAAGCCATATTGAATACAGATTTATTAAAAATGAGAGAGGCTAAAAGGAGAAAACGACAAGATATAACACTAGAAACTTTAACTCAAGA